ACAAAAGAGCTAGCTGTGGGTCCTACAGCGTATACACGGAGCACAGTATATACAGCAAAGAGCTAGCTGTGGGTTCGGAGGCGGACCTTATGGCCAGCGCAGACGGGGCTAGAATGGTGGGTTTTTGTGCGTAGAATGGTGGGTTTTTGGGTATTCTAGCATAGCCTCTCGTCACCAGACTCATCAAATTTTTTTGACCCTATAAAACACGGTACCCAGGCCTTGATTTCGGCTCGTTTGAGCGATTCCGTTGCACTATTCAACACTTTTTCACACTTTTCTACATTCTTTAACCACCGTTAGACCGCCCTGCAACGGTGGTCACGGTACCCGCACTGTGACTCTACTGTGTATATACTGGGAGTGGAGCTGGAGACTGTGCCGCTGCTATATACAGTGTACGCAGTGCTCAGTGAGCTTGAGTCTTATACTGTGTACACTAGGAGCTGACTATGGATTATGACTACTACACTCATTATATACAGCGTCAGTTGAGTCGTATACAGTATGATAATAAGAGTGCTGTGAGTAATACTCAATATCAATTGGGTTTACTAATAGGTATCATCGCTCAAGCGGCGGTTCAAGACAATAAAATAATGGATCTTGTTCAGGCGAAGTTGGAGCAGAATCCCTACAGAGTTTAGGCGAAAATAGGAGGCGGAGCCGACGGAGGAATTCGATCAGACGGGTCCGCCAGAATGTCAACCGATTTTTGGAGGAGGCGTTGTTTTTTCGTTTTCGTTTCCGAACCAATCAAGTTAGTAAGCGCCTACTTACTCAGAACCGTTCAGGCACCCCCGCCGTCCATCCCGAGAATAGCTCTTCGAATCTATATACAGTCTACCTGTTTTCTTATTATGCTTATAGTATAGCACCGGTCCACACCTTTGTCAATTGGTTTGTCTAATACCCATGATGCTAGTAGGGTTAAAAACCGTTCAGGCAGCGGTGCCGTAGTTTATTATAACATGAATCGAAGATTCTGTCAACCGATTCCGTGTTGCAGAAACGCAACGGAACGAGTGCGGATTCGGGTTGACAAAGGGGTGGGGTTCGCTTATACTAAGAACATGAAGACACAGACACGCAGAACCCCACGCAAGGACAGCTCATATGTTATCTACGAGATGACTAGCGAGCTGGGACATTCGTATATAGGCCTTACCCGCAAGGGCACTGTGACCCCGGTTAAAGCGGTGCTGGAGCGGTGGCGCAAGCACAAGAGCCGTGCTAGAAACGAAGACCGCAAGTGGGCTCTATATGTATACTTGAAGACTGGCGGACTGGACTTGGGATGGACCCACAAGATCATCACAATCATACGCGGCCGTGCTGAAGCTTATGCTTACGAGCGTGAGCTGGTCAAGCAGGTAGTACCCGAATTGAACGATCAATACCTATAAGGAGCAGAAATGGATAAACCCAATACATTCCAATGGCAGGGCAAGAAGTACATTGTATTCCACGGCGATCCCTTTGATCGTGGCTCAGCAGACTCCTACTACGGTAGAGCGCCCAATCCCCACAAGTATCCCAATGGCACTGGTAATGCTCCCCGTGTAGAGGTTCTAACTGAGCTGGAGCGGGCAGAGTACCATGCGGGCTATGAGTACAACGAAGATTGTGGCGACAAGAAGTCGTGGGATTAATTGGTTGACAAGAGCTTGAAGTGGCACTATACTATATGAACACTAACGAAACGGAGCAGGCGATGTCAACAAACGCAAAACTGGAAGCAATCAAGCAATTGGTATTACTTTGGAAGTCAGGTGAGTTAAGTTCATATGACTTTGCTTGTGCTGTGGAAAACGTAGAAAAGTCTGTGTGCTTGACAGAATCTTGAAGTGGCAGTATACTGTATGAACACTAACGAAACGGAGCCAACAATGGAAGCATTCAAAACGTGGGAAGAGATGACGGTGCTGGAACAGTACTCCTGCCAGTTCTGGGATATGTACAAGGACGCATATGGCGTTCGCCCACGCGGTATTGATACCTCCAGCTGGAGTGAGTCAGACTTTGAGGCTGAGTTCGTTAGTTTGAGCCGTACTATCGATGCCAACTACAAAGAGCAGTTGGAGCAGGAAGAGCGGGCCATGCATGACTTTGAGATGCGGATGTTGGGCTTGCTCCAAACGGGTGCGCGGGATCGTGAGATGGCCCTGCGTTGGATCCACGAGGCAGAAGGCACTGGCGGGGACGATGAGTACCTCTGCTATACCCTGGGATTGCCATATCGTTACTTTGTGGTTGACAAAGTGGCAGAGTGAGCTTATACTGTAAGAACACTAACAAACAAGGAGCGAACCATGTTTAAATTGCTTTCAACTGCGAACCCCAAGATCCAAAAAGGTACTAAGATGGGCTACCTCAGCTTTATCTTACACCTTGCCCCAGCTGACTTGAGTGGTCGGGAGACTTGCCCCAAGCGGACTGTAGGTTGTACTGCCGCTTGCCTTAATACTGCCGGACGTGGTGGTATGTTCAAGCGGGGAGAGAATACCAACATGATACAAAAGGCTCGTATCCGTAAGACCAAGTACTTCTTTGAAGACCGCGATGCCTTTATGCTGGACTTGGCATATGACATTCAAAAGGCCATTCGCTTTGCAGAGCGCAAGGGTTTGATCCCTGTGTTCCGCTTAAACGGTACTTCAGACCTTAGCTGGGAGAAGTATGAAGTGCCAGTGTTCTGTACTAAGAACATTTTTGAACTGTTCCCCAATGTACAGTTCTATGACTACACGAAGGTCTTGGGTCGTAAGGTCAAAGACATCCCCAACTACCACTTGACGTTCAGCAAGGCTGATGGCAACGATGCAGACGTGGCAGAAGCACTCTTGCAAGGCATGAGCGTGGTTGCAGTATACGACAAGATCCCAGCGGGTGTGCCCAGTGCGGACGAGACAGACCTTCGCTTCTTAGACCCTAAGGGCGTGATGCTTGGTCTTAAGGCTAAGGGTCGTGCTAAGAAGGATTACACAGGATTCGTAATCCGTGTGAAGGAGGTAGCATGATTAAGGACTACAAGGTCTTGGAGGCTATTGCAACCCTAGAGGATGCCACTAACCAGATATATAACATCGAAGGTGATAGATTCCAAATGGCATACGATATGCTGGAAGCTATCTTGTCCAATCTTAAAATAGAGGTGCCCTATGACGGGATTTCAAAGTAAGAAAACGAGTGCGGCGGATAAACTAAAGGAGCAGGGTATGAAGAAGGTCATTGTTGAAACTGTATTGACACAAGAGCTTGAAGTTCCTGAGTCGTGGGATAGGTTGGATGTGTTTGACTTCCTAGCAGAGAACCAATCGTTCCGTACTGCCTTCCAAGGTGTAAGCAACCAAGATCAAACAGCTAGGATCGTTGACTTGGGTGTGGTAACCGAAACAGTTACCGAAATGGGTGAGGAAGCCTACGATGATTGAGTATGTACTGATCTTGGCCTTCTTCAGCCCTGGGGGAGACTTCATGAGCAAGCAAGGCATTGCACAGAAGGATCTAGCCACGTGTCAGCAGAGCTTGAAGGTAGTACAGGATCAGGTGACCCCTCTTGGGGGTAGGATCAGAGCCCTGTGTGTCACAAAGGCTCACTGGGAAGGCAAAGCCCAGGACAAGGGTGTGGCTTTAGATTAGCCGATTGACAAACGAATGGACCGGTGTTATACTATGAACACTAAGGAGCTGACATGAAAACCAAAATGGGTTTGATAACTAATGATTGGGATAGGGACAATCTGAACTTCCTACTCAATACCAAAGGCGATGACTTCCAAGCCTTCTGGGCCCAAGCTGATGAGGATGACAGAGTCTATGCCCAAGAGCTTTTGGATGCTTATAGCCTTGAGCTTAAGGTCCGTGCTCGTGAGCTGGAGATCGAAGCTCAAATGGAACTAGTAGGTACCCAGGAAGCGAATGTGGTTATTCGCGGGGTGCTTGACAAGTTCAAGAAGTGAAACTATACTATAGGTTAAGTAAGCAATTAGGGGTTACCAACTCCGGTAGGTAACTTAGAGGGTGAGTAACCAGCTGACGGGCTGGCACTCCTAAGTTACACGAAAGCAGATCCGAAAGGACGAGCACGCCGGAAGAAGTTGGACTGTAATGTGGTTAACAGACAAGTCCGTGGACGGCACGGTAGGGCAGGATCAAAACTGTTATTTCTGATTAATCATCCCCGCCTACTTGACAAAGGCACTGAGAGGTGCTATACTACTGAAACACTAAACGGAGCGAGCAAATGGGAACACGATCACTGACTTTTGTATACGACGAGCAAGACGTCATCATCAACATGTACCGCCAATATGACGGCTACCCAACGGGACACGGCGCAGAGCTGGCAGAGTTCCTGGGTCAGTTTAGAATGACTAATGGCATCCCAGTGGGACGTGACAAGACTGGCGACAGGATTGCCAACGGCATGGGTTGCTTGGCAGGGCAGTTGGTGTCACACTTCAAAGGCTCAGACGCTGGACAGTTTTATCTGTACCCAGCAACGGCTGTAGACTGCGGTCAAGACTACGAGTACCACATCTACAAAGATGCTGAAGGCTTGCGAGTCCGTATTACAGACCGCGGGTGCAACATGTTTGGGCTTACAATGAGCGACAAGAACGATGCGATCTTTGATGGCACATTGTCTGAGTTCACAGAGTTCTGCACAGAAAAGGAAGAGGCATAATGCAAGTATGGCGAGCAGTGGTATGGGCTGGGGGTAACCTCATCTCCGTAACTGTACAGGCAAGCACTCGTTGGGAAGCAGAAGCCCAACTGGGTGCCCAATATGGTCAGGACAATGTCAAAAGTCTAATGGAAAACTATTGACAAAGACGTGTCCTTGTGTTATAATTAATTTTTAACTTAGCGTGGAGCGACAAGATGGCTAAAGTAATGACAATGGAAATGCTAGCAAGTATGACAAAGACTAAGGCAGAAACAAAGAGCCTTGAGATGGAAGCGATTGAGAAGAACCTCAACGAGACTGATGACGAGATCAAAGCTCGTCTGCGTGAACGTTTCACAGTACTTGACGACATGACTAAGGCAGTCAAGGCCGGTAAGGTACGTAGTATGATTGTAACTGGCCCTCCAGGCGTGGGCAAGAGCTTTGGTGTAGAGCGAGTGCTGGGTAAGCATGACCTCTTGGCTGATGTGGCCAATGATGCCAAGCTGAAGAAGTACGAAGTGGTCAAGGGCGCAATGAGTGCGCTG